TTCTTCATGCGATCGAGTCTACTACGCCATTCCGTAATTGTCGTAACGGGTGAACGTTGCATTCGCTTTACGTTATCACCTAATGTACCAATTATGACCGAATCCACTCCGACTTGGGCATCTAGGGTGCGTGATCTGCGGGCCGCCGGCTGGAAGTTGGCGGACGTGGGTAAACGCGTGGGGTTGTCGGTCTCTGGCGTGAGCGATATCGGGACCGGACGGGTCACCTCACCGCGTGGCGATGCGGCGATTAAATTGCACGAGTTGCATGCGGAGGTCTGCTCAAAACCATCAGTTCCTGCGGGCAACTCATGACCTCGAGTACCCCCCCCCCCCCCCCCCACGTCGACGACGTCGAGTGGCAGGGTCATCTGCCATCGGGCGTGTGCTTGCTGTTCGGCATCGCGCGGTTTGCGCATAGGGGGACTCTCCGCCTGGTAGGACCCGCCGTGGTCGAGACGCTTCTGCGAGTGGCGTCGTGTGCGACACGGTGGGTGGGTGGAGGCCGTGACGTTTTCCCCTTGTGCTCCGTTATCCCGTATACGGGAATACCTACAACACCCACTGGACGGCAGGCGCCGTTGTACGGTATCGCGCCGATGGGCGCTCGACTCTCCCATGCCTCACATGCGCATCGCGGGATGGGCCGGTGTTGAACTACTACCAACACCACATCGGCGATTACGCGCAGTCCACTGCGCACCTGTCTTTCGTCGAGGACGCGGCCTATTCACGGCTGATGCGCAAGTACTACGCCACCGAGGTGCCGCTGCCGGCGGACCTCAAGGCCGTGCAGCGCCTGGTCGGCGCGCGCACTCGCGAGGAGCGAGTCGCGGTCCAAAACGTGCTCGCCGAGTTCTTCACGCTGAGCGCGGACGGCTGGCACAACAAGCGTTGTGACCAGGAGATTGCTGAGCTCAAGGCACGCCAGGATTCCGCCCGGCGCAGCGCACGCGCACGCTGGGATGCACAGCCGCCCGCCGATGCGGACGCAATGCGATCGCATCCAAAACGCAATGCCAACGCATCCGAAACGCAATGCGATGGCAATGCGAATCCGATGCTCTCCAATCTCCAATCTCCAATCTTAAGATCTGAGTCCGTTTCTGATATCTCATCCCATCCTGAAAGCTATCAGGCGCGCGCAAAAAATCCGCGCGCTGATGTCGCACCGCGCAATGGGAAAAAATCTGCCGAGACGGGGACCCGAGTGCCCGAGCCGTTCGAGCTCAGCGAGGACATGCGGGCCTGGGCCCAGGAGCACACACCGCACGTCGACCTCGAGGCGGCGACGGCCGAGTTCGTCGACTACTGGCGCGGCATCCCGGGTGCACGGGGCCGCAAGCTCGACTGGGCCGGCACCTGGCGCAACCGCATGCGCGAGGTGGCGCGGGTCCGGCGCAACGGGGCGGGCGAAGGCGGCAAGAGCAAACAACTCACGGACTGGGAGCGACGCAAGGAGGCGCTGAAAAATGCCTGAGCTGCTGCCACACCCGGAAGCGCCGAGCTACCGCATCAGCACGCGCGCCAAGCGTGTGTGGGGGAAGTTGCAGGACTGGTACGGCGATGCGCTGAGCCAGTACGGACCGTTCCCGCCGCAGGACTGGTGCGAGGTGATCGACGATCTGACCAATGCCGCCATGGAGCGCGCCGCGCTGTCCGAGATCCGCCAAAAGCACCTGACCTTCCCGCCGCGCTTTCCGGAATTCGAGTCGATCCTGGCGCGTGTCGGTCGACCCGCTGTCAGCGGACCCTCGATGCAGGACCGCCTCGGTGATTTCGTGCTCAAGCATCGCAGTCTCACCGACGCACAACTGCGCGGGCCGTGGACCTACCTGTACCGCGGCCATCCCGGCAGCGCTGGGGATCCGAAGGACGCGTTGAGCAAACCGAGCATCGACTTTGCAGTGGTCGGGGTCGTGATCCCCGCGGACGGCGATCGCTTCCCCGGCTATCGGGTGAACGTCGAGGATCTGCAGCTGGAGCCGTTCGCATGAGCCTGCGCTCGGTGCTGGGCCAAGTGGTACGAACGGCTCCTCACCCCGCGCACCAAACACCTGCAGCCGCTCGAGCTGCAGCGCTATCAAACAACTTCCAACAGAGGGACTTGATCATGCTCACACTCGACACACGTTCCTGTGACATCGCCGATGACTACTCGGGCAAAGCCGTCGAGCGCGATGGCGTGAAGATCCGCACGCTGACCTTCAAGCTCGAGAACATCGAGCTTAACGAGCGGGAGGTGAACGCACTGCTCGGTGACCCGCATGCATATCGCTCGCTGTTCAAGGAGGTGGGCGGTGTGCTGACGCCGTTTCTGCGCTGTTGCAAGGCGATCGAGTTCGAGAAGGCGATCGATGGCGCTTGTGTCGTGCTGACCTATGGGGACCGTGATTCCGAGATGAGCTTCGCCGACTGCAAGATCGCGAAGCTCAAGCTGACGTTGATCATCGGCGGCCAGGTGTTCATGTCCTGCAAGGTCACCACGGCGCCAACGCTGGATGACACACTCGCCGAGCTGTTCCAACAATTCGGCACCCGCATCGCGTGCGAGATCCGCGCCGAAGTTCCAACAGCCCAGCAGGACCTGCCGCTCAACACGCATGGGGTGGGCGAGCAGCCGGCGGCCAGGAAGAAACCGTTTCACACGATGGACCATCGCACCAGCAGGAAGGCCTCGCCGTCGGCGCCGACCCCAGTGAAGCCCAAGCGTGGCCGGCGCGCCAAGAACGGCGAACGGCGCACGGTGCAGTAACGACCATGGCTGCGCCAACCCATGAGCCCGCGCCGTTTCGACTCGCCTTCCGCGCCGAGGGCGAGTTCGTCAACTGCTACTACGCGGCCGCCGACACGATGAGCGGTGCAACGCTGCTGGGCTCGATGCGGCGCTCCCTGTTCGAGAGCACCCCGGGTGTGTTTCACAAATGGCAGGCGCTGCTGCAGGAGATCCTGGCGGCCGCGTGTGTCGATGTGCTCGGTGATGCGCCGCAGTTTGAGACCAAGCCGGCGCCGGAACACGAACGCAGTGGGCGAGCGTGATGGCGCCCACCGGAGGTCGTATGCGGCAACTTCGTCGCTGGTTGTGTGAGTACTTCCTCGGCCATCGATGGCGCGACGAAAAGGAGTTCGTCAGCTGCGCGCGCTGCCACACGGTGCGCTCCAAGCGCGAGCTGTCACCGAGCGTGAAGGTGAAGCGATCATGAGCATGCCCAAACATGGACGTCGAGACGACGGCGAGCATGAGCTGATCAAGTTTGCCCGCCAGTTCGGCTGGCGATGTTGGAAGTTGGACCGGCCGTGTGACTGGTTGGCCCTGCGCCGGGGTGTGTGGTACGCGCTCGAGATCAAGAACCCGGACTGCAAGGGCCACGCGGATGAGTACACGATGGATCAACGCAAGTTCATGGCCGAGGCTTTCGCCGCGGGTGGGCGGGTGCTGGTCTGGAGAACCCAAGCTGACGTGCTGGCGGACAGCAATGCACGTGTGTCGGCATAACGACATAACCGATGTGCCTCGCCAGCATCAACGCACCCAGCCTCGACCATGCCCATCAGGCCGCCCAAGCACCGCCCAGCAGCGACGTCCCGTCGAGCGTGGGACAGTCCATCCCGCAAGGCACGCCAAGCGATGTATTGGGGGCGCTGGCGACGCGTGAGTGCGCAGTACCTGCAGCTGCATCCGATGTGCCAGTGCCATGACTGTGCCGCCTCGAGCAGTCCCCGGGCCGCTGATTGCGTGGACCACATCCAGGATCACAAGGGGGATGCGGCGTTGTTCTGGGATGAGGCCAACTGGCAGGCGCTGCATCACGATTGCCACTCGGCCAAGACGCGGCGGGAGAACCCCGGGGAGCAGTGGCGGTGATCTGCGTGCAGAGCATCTGCGGCCAGTACCAGGTGCGCGCCGAATACGTGGATGGTGGCTACCGCATCCACTACACGATCACCGAACCAAAGGGCACGCACGATCGATATGGGCTCAGTAATCCGAGGGATGGAGCGCAGCACCTGGAAGAAGCCGCCGCGTCGGAGCTGCGGTGGTGGCAGCCTCGTGAAGAACGCTACAAAGCCCCGCCGCTGCCACGGTGGGCGATCTACAAGAGCCTGCTGCGCACTGTCTACGTCTCACGGCGCCTCATGCCAATGAAAGATCCGCGCTACAAGCAGCTGACCGATGACATCGGTTGGCTGCAAGGTCTGTTGGAAGAGCACGGCGGGAGCGACATGTGCGAGGCGCACGTCATGCTGCTACAACGAGAGATCATCGACCGCTTCCCCCTCTGCCCGAGAGACCAGCGGCGATGAGTAGCTTCAACTTCGCTTCCGAGTACTACACCCGACCACGCAAGCGTGGAGCCCCAAGCCTGCGCCCGGACCGCATCGCCCTGGCCACGCTGACGCGTCGGATACAAGCCGGTGAGCTGACTCTACGCGAGGCCGCACGGTCGCTGGGAGTGCACCCTTGCACCGTCAGGATCTGGATCACCGGCATCACCAATGCCGCGGGCTCGGTAATCCCAGGGCGGGTCCGCAAGAGGCCTGAGGATGCGGCAATCGAGAGGTACAAAGCGTTGCTGGTTGCGGGATTAATCAGGCGTGAAGATATGGCGAGAGAGATTGGTTGCTCGACGAATGCCACGTATCGGTGGATAGCCTCGAGGTCGTACCCACGGATGCCGAGAAGGTCGTACCCACGGCCGTCGAGCAGGCCTCGACCGGAGTCCGAAGCCTGCAACTGTGGTGACGCAACGTGCGATGGGCTTCGTTGCGACGTTGAGGTGATCGCCGCCGGGGGGGGTGAGTCAAAAGTCAAAAGTGGAAATTCCCTGCGAGCACACCTCAGCAATTTAATTGTGGTCGCAGTCAGAAAACTGGGGCCAAAACGGTGAAACAGGGTGCGGATCTACCTACATGAGCCAGAAGAAAACCATGTTGTTGCGGGGCCTCGACGGCAATGCCGGGCGGCGGCCGCAGAACATCGAGCCGGTGGTCGTGACGCCGCTGCCGGCGCAGCCTCCGGCCTGGATGACGCCGGGTCAAGCCGAAGGTTGGTCCTATGCGATCGAGCACTTGCCCAACGGGATGCTGCGCAGCCTGGATGCCTCGGCCCTGGTCGCCTGGTGCTGTGCTCGCGACGTGCACCAGCGCGCGGCCATCGCCTACCAGGACAAAGAGCCCACCATCGTCAACCAGCTCGGCGAGCGGGTGGTGAATCCAGCGTTCACCGCGTTGGATAAAGCAACCTCGACGTTGTTACGCGCCGCGCGCGAGCTCGGCTTCACCGCCACAAGCAGATCCAGTGTCAAAGTCCTCTCTGAAACCCCGGCAGCCCAAAGCCGATTCACAGCGCTCAAGTCCGCCAACAGCGCCTGACTACGTAAGCGTCGCGATCGCGTACGCCGAGGGTGCGATCGAGGACCGTCGCGGCACGTGGACAGGGCGCTGGTTACGGCTCGCGGCCAAGCGTTTCATCAAGGATTTGAAGCGCGCGCAGAAGCCGAACCCGCCCTTTGTCTTTTCGGCCGCCAAAGCCAACGCGCATTGCAACTTCATCGAGGGCCTGCACCACGTCGAGGGCACCTGGGCCACCACCACCCTCGTGCTGCTGCCGTTTCAGGTGTTCTTCATCGTGCAGTTGTTCGGCTTCCGCAATCACGAGGGCGGCCGGCGCTTTTCCACCGCGTTGCTCGCGTGTGCGAGGAAACAGGCGAAGTCGACGCTCGGCGCCGGCATCTTGTTGTCGTGTCTGTGCCTGGAGAACGAGCCGGGCGCGCAAGTCGTGTCGGCGGCCACCACCGGGGACCAGGCACGTCGGGTATGGGCGGTGGCCAAGGCGATGGTCGATCGAAACACCGAATTGAGGGAGGTTTTCGGCCTTGAAACCTTCGCCAACAGCATCGTGCGGTACGAAATAGGGGCATTTTTCAAGCCGATCAACGCCAAAGCGAGCAACCAGGACGGCCTGAATCCCTCGCACACGGTGATGGACGAGGTGCATGCGCAGAAGACACACGACCTGTTCAACGTGCTGACCTCGGCCAGCGGTGCTCGCGCCAACCCGTTATGGCTCTACACGACCACCGAAGGGTACGAAAACGCCGGTCCCTGGGCCGAATTGCGGGCGTTTTCGCAGACCATTCTCAATGACACCACGCCGGCGGACCACTTTCTGGCGGTTCTCTACATGGTCGATGACGAGGACGCCGACTTCGACGAGAGTTGTTGGATCAAGGCGAACCCGATCCTCCAGAGCAACCCGATGCTGCTCGCCAAGCTGCGCGAGGCGGCGCTCGAGGCGCAGGCGATGCCGGGCAAGTTGAGTGAGTTCCGGATCAAGCGGCTGAACCGCCGTGCCGTGCACGCCAGTGCCGAGATTGACCTCACCGCCTGGCGCAAGTGCAACCAACGCTTCACCCGCGCTGACATGGTCGGCCTGCCGTGCTGGGGCGCGTTCGATCTGGCCTCAACCGCGGATATCAACGCCTGGAACCTGCTGTGGTACTGGGAAAAGTACGATTTCTGGTTCGCCAGCACCCGCTTTTGGGTGCCTGAGTCGGCCGTCAGACAGCGTACTGAGCGCAAATCGGTGAACTACGCGGGGTGGGTGAACGCCGGTTTTCTCTCCCAGACCCCCGGCAACATCTCCGACTACGGCTATATCGAGGCTGAAATACAGGCGGATTGTGAGCGCTACGCGCCCAAAGCGGTGGCCTACGATCGTTGGAATGCACTTTCGAGCGCCACGCGCCTACAGGAGGCCGGCGTGCCGGTGATCGAGTTCGCGCAAGTGCCAAGCCGCTACAGTCCGGCGATTCGTGCGTTCGAACGCGCGTACACTGCCGGCAACTTCTCTCACGGCGACAATCCCGTGCTCACCTGGATGGCGGCGAACCTGATTTGCAGGCGCGATGTGAACGGCAATCGAGCGCCGGACCGCAAACGCGTCGCTGAAAAGATCGACGGCATGGTGTCGCTGCTGATGTCGTTCGGTGTGGCCGATGCGCCCGATGAGAGCGGCGACGCGCAAGGGTTTTTCAGCAAACCCGTGCGCAGCTAGATGTCGGATCTGATCCCCCAGCGATTCTCGGGCCGCGAACTCCAACAGGCGCGCGGTGCTGGCCTGGTGCGCCCGCCCGGGCTCAAGCAGATCTTCGGCTCGATGTGGAGCTGGTTCCCCACCGTACGCACCGGCGCGTTGCGCACCTTCTGGCGCGCCGGCGCCAACAGCAAGCCGCCGGTGAATGCCGCCGAGTCCGACGCCGGCCACATCGTCACTCCCGAATCCGCGCTCACGCTCTCCGCGGTATGGGCCTGCGTATGGTTGATCAGCAAGACACTTGCGACCCTGCCGCTCGAGCTCAAGCGCTACGGGGCGGACGGGGCCGGTGTGTTGGATGAGGACAACCCGCTGTTCGAGGTGCTGCGCTGGCAGGCGAACAGCCGCATGACGGCGGTGCGCTTCTGGACGTTCATGTGGGCCTCGCTGCTCTTGTGGGGCACCGGCTACGCGGTGAAAAAATACGACGCGACCGGTCGCATCATCGGGCTCGAACCGCTGCTGCCGCAGTACATCACCCCGTACCTGACCGCGAGCGGCGAGCTGCGCTTTGCCGATGACAGTCCCATGGCGCCGGAGCGCGTGCGCGAAAAGGGGTGGGCGGCGAGTGAAATATTCCGGCTCATGGACAAGACGCTGGACGGGCTCACGGGGTGCTCGGTGATCGAGTACGCGCGGCACTCGATGGGACTTGCGCAAGCGGGCGAATCCTCCGCCGGCGCCACCTTCCGCAACGGCCTGCAGGCCGGAGGATTCCTCGAGGTCGACAAGTTCTTGAAGCCGACCCAGCGCGAGGAATTCCGTGCCGAGATCTCGAACTTCAGCGGTACGACGGGCACCAAGAAGGGCGGCATCATGGTGCTGGAGGGCGGGGTCAAGTTCTCCGAGCTCACCATGAAGCCGATGGACGCCGAGCTGCTCGCCTCGCGCCAGTTCTCGGTGGAAGACATCGCGCGCTGGTTCAATATCAGCCCGATGCTGATCGGTCACAGCTCGGGTGTGAGCGTGTGGGGCTCGGGCCTCGAGCAGGTGTTTGGCGCGTTGAATCGGTTGACGCTGCGCCCCTTGATGGTCGTGGCGCAGCAGGAGATCCGCCACTCGCTGGTGCCACTGACCGATCGGCGCGTGCTGTACGCGGAGTACGACCTGGACGAGCTGCTCGCCGCCGACAGTGCGGCGCGAACGACGCTCTATGCGAGCCTGGTGCAAAACGGCATCGCGACGCGCAACGAGATCCGCGAGAAAGAAGGCCGCGGCAAGATGGATGGTGGTGATGTGCTGACGGTGCAGAGCAACTTGATTCCCCTGGCACGCATGCAAGTCAGTGCTGCCGATCCCGTGGTCCAGGCCGCAGAGCAAGTGCGCAACGCGCTGCTCGGTTTCCTGAACTTGGAGAAAGTGCCATGAACTTGAAACCGAGCAGCGCGAGCGTGTTCGACACGTTGGACTACTACAACGATGTGATGCGTCGTGGCTGCTTCACCGAGACCCTGGCCAAGTGGAAGGCCAAGGACCGCCTGCCGCCGCTGCTGTGGCAGCACGATGCCAA